TATTATTATAAAAGTCAATAGCTATTTTAAGTATTTTTATATTAGCTTTACAGAGTAGTAACGTAGATATTAAACTTATGCTATGCAATTCTTTGCCAAAGTTGCGAATTTTTAAATGTTTTGCAACATTGTAAGTATAATAGAAACAAGCAGCGAAAATAGTGAATTTTTCTCTTGACATTTACAAAAAAAGTGTTATAATTAGAGAGCCACAAGACGAATGAAAAAGAACTTTAATTTTTTTAAATATAAAAGGCTTACAGTCCGTCTTGTGGCAAAGATTTAACTGTGAGCCTTTTTTATTTTCGATAGTTAAAAATTTAATTAAAGAAAGATTGTATGAAAAACTGTGATACGTGCCAATATTTTGTGAAAGTAAAAGAATGGTCAGACGGCAGAAAGGGTCTTTGTGATTATACTGATTACAACATAAAAAACATGAAGGGTAATTGTAAGTATTATAAATCAAAAAAATATAAGCGAATTAAAAAAGTACTTGACATTCTCAAAAAAATCATTATATTATAAACTGGTACTCACATCAGGGACTTATACCGATGAAAAGCTTTTCTCATAATTCTCCTTTTTATTTAATTAGTTGGCGCAATGTTGGCATACAAGAGATATGCTGCATTGCGCTTTTTTATTTGAGAAAGTGGGGGACAGTGGCAGAATCAAAAGTATCAAAATATGATGCGGTAAATGATTCATTTCGATATAGATCATTTATGGAACCTGAAAAGTGGCTTTTAATGCTTGAAAGACTTTTGCGTATGATAGACGAAGGAAAACCACTTTCTTATCTTGGAGTAGAGAAAATAGAATGATATTCAATTTAACTAAAATATCCGGTGCCTGGGAAGTTGAGGCTTATTATGAATATTACTGACATATTGATAATAGCAGTTTGCGTTATAGTTTTTTACGTGGCATTGTTATTGCTATTTCTTAAAGGGTGTTCTGAATTCAGTCGTAAAGATGAACAAATTTATAGAAAATATTTAAGGTCTGCAAAATGAGTGAACTTACTAACGACAAATTATTACAATCAATCAAGGAATATTTCAATGAGTATTTTGACGAACAAGATAAGAAACTCGAAAAAATTATAGATGAACAGTCAGTATTAATTAATTTTTTTGAGTTGAAAATTAAAGCAATTGAAAACTCATTAGATGAACTTGCGGCTCATGTGATTATCTATACATATGAGAACAAGAAGCTGTTCAAGTACGTGCAAGATTTAGCACGTGTTAACGGCTGGAAGTTACCGGAGAAGCAGAATGAGCAATAAAAAAAACAAAAACAAAGTTGGTAGACCTGTTACTATATGGACAGAAGAAAACCAAATAAAATTATCTGATAAATTATTAGCTTATATTGATGATAATGAAATACCAATTTTGGCAGAATTTGCTTATCAAAATGATATAACGAGAGAATTTTTATATCAATTAAAAGAATTAACTTACGCTATTAAAAAATGTCATGATAAAAAAGAATCAGCTCTTGAGCGAAATGCTATAAATGGAAAGATAAATGTGACAATGGCAATCTTTTCATTGAAACAATTAGGATGGAAGGATAAGCAAGAATTTGAGCATACTGGCAAGGATGGTGGGGAAATACTTATCAAGGAAATTATTGTAAATCGTGACGAAGCAGCTAACACAAATTAAAGATGACCAATTATTTTTGAATTTTCATCCTGGTCAGATTAAAGCCTGGGACTCAAAGAAGCGATTTACATTTGTTTTAGCTGGAACGCAAAGCGGAAAAACAGAGTTTGGCGTTCATTGGCTTTTTAGGGAAATACAGAAATGCGGTGATGGTGATTATATGGTAGTTTCTCCATCCTTTCCATTGCAGCAAAAGAAAGTTGTTCCGACTTATGAAAATGTTTTAAAAACTCAATTAAAGCTTGGCGAATATAAAGCTGGTGCCAGAATATTTGAATTAAGGAATAGAGGGTTCTGTTCAAATGTTTTTTTCGGATCGGCTGATAATCCTGATTCGCTTGAAAGTTGCACAGCAAAAGCAGCTCATCTCGACGAGGTCGGTCAGAAAGGTTTCCGACTATCTTCATGGGAAGCGATATTGAGACGGCTTTCAATCAATGAAGGGCGTGCGTTAGGGACAACGACAATCTATAATTTGGGGTGGATGAAAAGCCAGATTTATGATAAATGGAAAAACAATGAAGATGAAGATATAGAAGTAATACAGTTTTCATCTATAATGAATCCTGCATTTCCACGTAAGGAATACGATAGAGCACAGAGAACATTGCCAGCATGGAAGTTTAATATGTTTTATAAGGGTCTTTATGATCGCCCTGCTGGAATGATTTATGATTGTTTTAATGATATTGTATGTAAAATAAAACCATTTGCATTAAATCCCACATGGAAGCGACACGTAGGACTTGATTTTGGCGGAGTTAATACGGTTGCCTTGTGGTATGCTGAACATAAAGTAAATAGTGAAACAACGAATTATTATCTTTATCGAGAATATAAATCTGGTGGACGTTCTGCTAAAGAACATGCGAAAGAATGGTTGCGATTATCTGAAGGTGAAAACGTTGAAAATTGGGTAGGTGGATCGCATTCTGAGGGTCAATGGAGATTAGAATTTCAACAAGCTGGTATACCAGTAAAAGAACCGCCAGTAAAAGATGTTGAGGTTGGCATAGATCGAGTATATGGGTTGCATAAACGAAATGGAATTTATGCTTTTGATACGTGCCAACACTATCTTGATCAAAAAACAAGTTATTCAAGAGTTTTAGATGATATGGGCAATCCGACAGAAAAAATAGAAGATAAAGAAAAATATCACTATATGGATGCAGAGCGGTACATAGTTGTTTTTTTAGTTGGAAATGTTGAAGCAGCTATGTACGGCGTTGATCCAGAACCAGATCAAAGAATGAGGTTGTTTCGGTGAAAACGTTTAATTTCATAATATTATTAGTTATCATTGTTGTACTCCTTGTTACTTTATTTTTTTTCCTCTCTCCTAAAGGATTCACAGAGCGGATAGTCACGGTTAATTTACTAATTGGCTTATTCGCTCTGTGTTTTTATTTTGGGGTGAAATTATTGACTAATTTAGGATCGGGCGCAAAGGAAAACAAGAAATGAATTTATTAGAAGCAATTTCAAAAACTGTTTTGAACGAAGGCTTGAATCCTGAATTCTCGGCTGGATTTAGTGGAATCGATCCAGATGAACATTTGTATAGACAATTAGGGCAAACTAAAGATATGGACGAGTATAAACTCGGTCGTATTTATTCAATTTGTCGCTGGTTTGCTAAAACGCACCCATTATGCAAGAGAATTGTTGAGTTAACAAAGGACTTTGTTATAGGTTCTGGATTAAGTTACGAATCTGAGAACGAAAAAGTAAAAGCTTGTCTTGATGCTTTTTGGTTAGATTCTTTCAATAAAATGAATATCAATCACCGAATAAAAATAAATCAACTTACAATTTTCGGCGAACAAAGCTATCCAGTAACCGTTAACCCAGCAAATGGAGACGTTAGACTTGGTTATGTTTCTCCACAAAGCATAGAGGATATAATTACAGCAGATGATAATATTCTTGATATTCGACAAGTTAAGGTAAAAGCAAAAGCAGGCGAGGAGCCAAAGCTATACAATATAGTCAAGATTAATGAAGATACTGGATTTCTTGAAGGTGAGATATTTCATTTTCGCATTAACAATCTGGACGATGAAAAGCGTGGTTATTCTGATTTACTTTCAATTCTTGATTGGTTAGATGTATTCGATTCTATTCTTATGAATGAGGCAGATCGAATCAGATTAATCAATTCATTTGTTTGGGATATTACACTTAACAACATGAGCGCAGAACAAATCAAGGAATGGCTCAAAACAAACGGAAGACCACCAAAGCCTGGATCGATCAGAGCTCATAATGAAAATGCAAAATGGGAGGCTGTTACTCCTTCGCTTAATACATCTGATTCAACAAATTACCTTAAATTCTTATTATCTTTTATGCTTGGTGGTGTTGGTATACCGGAACATTTCTTTGCTCTTGCTTATGATATTAATCGAGCCACAGCCGGTGAAATGGACGACCCTCTTGTTAAGCGTATTCAGGATAGGCAAGAGATAATAAAAGATATGTTTGGAACGATATTCGATTTTGTTATTGACCAGGCGATTATCTATAAAAAACAATTAGTTGATAGAGATTCAGGCAAGGGACTTGGAACATTAGGTGAAAAAGAAGATTTATCATACAAGATTGTATTGCCCGACCCATCCAAAAAGGATTTAATTAGCATGGCAACAGCATTGCAACCATTTGCGAATGCTTTAGCTGCTGGCAAGTCAAATAAGTGGGTAAGTAACAAAACAACGTCCCGGGTATTTATTGACACGCTTAATGAATCGGGTACTGAAAT